GCACAAGGCACTGCGGCTGAAGCTGCATTTACAGCATCAAATACAATTCAAGGACAATTAACAAGACTTGGAACTGCGTTTACAAATTTAACAACAGATGGTTCAGAGTTTGGGGTTATTATTAGGGAAGTTTTAAAAGTAGCTGCTGTTACTGTTGAGGGTTTTGCTAGTGCAGTGAAATTAGTTGCTGCTCCTATAAGAGGAATTATTTCTGCTGTTGGTCAAATTGGTAAAGTAATAGGAGAGGCACTTGGAATTAATGCTACAAATGTTTTGTTTGATTTAGAGCAAGGATGGATAGGTATAAAAGAGGCAATTACTGAAGCTTCTGATCAAGCTATTTTTATTGGCAAAATAATTGGAGGTGTTATAGGAAATTCAATAAAAGTTGTTGCTTCATTTATTAATGAAGTAAGGAGAAAAGTTGGAAATTTAGCTCAACGTATTGTCGATTTTTTTAGACAAGCTTTTGAAAAAATAGTAAGCTTTATTCCAGAGCCTTTAAAAAGATTACTAGGAGGGCTTGAATTACCAGAAATAGATTTGAATATCAAAGGCATAAAAGAAACTGGTAAAGATTTTTTAAAAGATGCACAGAAAAATTTAGACAAATTGAAGGATGGTATTATTGAGTTTTCTGGTGTTGAGAAAAAAATTACAGATGAAAATAATAAACAATTAGATGCAAAAAACAAAATAGTTACAACTAATAATCA